TCTTCAAGTTCTTCAACCTGATCAGCAAGATCGTCTACAAGATCAATCTTAGACTCGGGCACATCAACGTAAGATTCAACGAACAGATCCTTAAGATTGTTCATGAAACCTTCAGCGATTTCAGTGCGGAGACCTTGATGGATAGCGAGTTTGTTCTCTTCCATCCACTGCTCAACAACGTAGTTAAGGTAGCTGTCTACTTTCTCGACAAACTCTTCTCGCTGCTCGATTAACTCAGCTTCAAGTTTCTCTTCGTAGGCAGTTTCGATCCTGACAATTTCTTCTGCCAGTTTCGTTTTCAATGCTGATTCAAAGATCACGGCAGTCTTGGCTTTAAACTCATCGCTGAGTGTTGCCTCAGATTCGACCAGTGCATCCAAATCTTCAGAGAAGTCTGCTTCAGTCTCGACTTCTGGAACGATGGACTCGACAACCTCTTCCTCTTCGATACCCATGAGTGACTTGTAAGCGCCTTCCAGCTCTTCCTTGCTCATGTCGTTGAGGTGGTTGTACATATCACTGACGATGCCTGCCTTAGACTTTGGCATTGCGTCACTGTTCTTCTTATCTCCCTTACGAGCGGGTGCGGTTTTGCCTGCGTTTGCTGCCTTATCGGTAGCTGCTAGTGCTTTACCTTCTTCACCCTTTTTGTCGTAGGACATATCAGGGGTTGCGTCCTCTGATACTTCTACTTCCTGCTCATCGAGGAGGTCAAAATTTTCTTCTGACATATTTTTCTCCTTGATCAAAAGTTTTGCTTCTTAAGTGATGAGAGGAAATTCTTATACTCTCGTACCTGAGGTGCATAAGCACCCTTAACAATACGGGGAGGTTCTTCGAATTCAGTCTCTTCTATATCTTCACATATTTCTTGAGCTGTTAGGATTCCATTACTCCAGACCCACTCAACACCTTCCATGATTCCATTTACGAAAGCTCCTGGTGCTGATGGATCTTGTACGATATCAACCGTACTAAGAGTGAAATCTTCCTTTACATACATGGCATCACCACGCTGCTCAAGACTACCCATTCCACGAGTTGAGACACCAAGATTGACACCACCTTCGAGCAAACCGCGAACGATTTGACCCATAGGAGTTTCCAAAATTCGTGCCTTTCCTACCACATCATTTCCTTCCCAACGGAGATCAGTGATGAGGTGAGAAACTTTGTCGAGATTGACGGTTGGACCTTCTGGATGGTTCAACTCACCAACTGCTCGACTCTTTGAAACTTGCTTTTCAACGTACTCGTCGACCGCCTTCTCCATAATTTTCTTAGGATAGACACGACCGTTACGATTCTTTTGCTCAGCCTGCATGAACACACCTTCGATAGTGTAGTTCTTCTTGCCTTCCTTACCTTCGGTAATCTGGCACTGCAAACTATTGTCGTTGTATTCGGCAATTAGTTTCATTTTAATCCCTTTACTATTATATCGATACTTTTCTTTGCATCCTTCTCGGATCTAAAGGTATCGAGTTTGTCACCATCGATGTATGCTGTATATCCTTTCTTGTCCTTAAGAACCTTAACTTTAAATTTGTTCTTAACGCTTGAATATACTTCTTCACCTGACGGTTTTGAATTTCTTATTTCGGAAAACGATTTCATTGGAATATTTATACAATCTCATTTCGCAACTTGATCATTTTCCCGTCATTTCCTTCAACTTAGGAGCGAACTTCTCCACTCCTGTGATACCTAATCCGAAAATAACGATCATCATTGCGGCGTCCAAAAGATTATCATCGATAGTCCAGTTCCATACTAGGTTACCGATGAATGCGACTACGATGAGGACGGCAAATCCGAGAGAAACAAACCTCTTACTGGAGGGTGCTCCTTCGGAGTCTGCCATAATCCCCTTGAAGTAATCAATTATCTTCTGCATCTTCCTCTTCTTCCTCGAAGGCAGACTCTACTTCACCTTCAACATCGGTCTCAGTCTCTTCCTCTTCGGATTCGACTTCCTCTTCTGGTTCCTCTTCTTCAGCGGCACCGTTGAAAGTTACGTTTGCGATTCTAACCTTTTCGTTTTCCAGAGCATCATTTACTTTCATACCCATGATGGTATTGAAATGATTTTTGGCAATGTTTAGATTCTTCTGCTGGATTGCTGCCAGCACATCATCAACTGATACTTCGCCTGACTCTGGTACTTCTGCTTCTGCTACTTCACTCATGATTGTCTCCTGTAATCATACTATTGGTCTTGTTTTCTCTCACCCTCGTCCTCTCCACGATCAGGCACATCTACTGGTTGTGCTTGAGGTGGTGGAGGTGGAGCAGGTACTTCTTCTTGCTCTCCCCCAGCATGAGGACCAACGGCATACTCGTCATTTTCGATTTCGCCGTCCATTTGTTTTTGCATTTCTTTTGCTTCCTCATCAGTGAATCGCATGATGTTCTTCATGATCCACTCTTTAGAAACATACTCTCCGACATAGTTCACTGCTTGGTCTACGAGACCGAGTCTTTCTCTCATAACTTCTGCGTCTTTGAGTTCCGTATAATGGTTGTCCATATAATAGTCAACACGGATACGGTTGTGGAACATTTCCACCCAATCTGCTTCAGTGATAACTCCTTTCAGAATCAACTGTTGCTTGAGAATACCAGTGAAGAGTTTGGAGAACCGCATACGAAGTCTAGTAATAAACTTCTGGAACTTAATTTCTTCACGAGTAATCTCAGTAGCACGACCCAGAGAGAATGCTTGCTCCTGCTCTAGTCGTGACACTGGTACATTCAATGCCTGATACACCTTTCTTTGGAAGTATCGAATGTCATCGATCTCTCCTAGGTTAGCACCTCCTGGCAAGGTAGTCACTTCTGTACCACGACCACCCTCTCGACGAGGCAACCAGAAATCGTCTAGCATGGACATATGCTTACGACTGTCCCGCAACTCACCCGTGGATTGGTCATAAACCAACTTGTTACGGTAACGAGTCATAAGACTATTGATATATGCTTCTGCTTTACCCTTCGGCAAGTTACCCGTATCTACATAGAAGATACGTCGTTCAGGTGCTCTTGCCAATCGGTAGATAATCAGACTGTCTTCCATCATGCGTAGTTGATTGATGGGACGTAATGCTTTGTGAAGGTGTGAGCACACCTTACCTCTGTTCTCGTCTAACAATCCAGAAGTCACATAACTTACGGAGTCGTTAGATAGTTTAACTGCTTTGGTGTTGTTTCCGACATTATTCATGACTTTCTTTTTGTCGGATCCGTCACCCTTGTCGTTGAAGATATAGAACTCTTCAACTTTGGTGATCAGAGGAACTTCATTCTGCTCGTCAGACTTCTTTACTTTCTTAACTTTGCGGATCTTTAGAGAGTCGATTACTCGAACTTCTTGTATACCCTTCTTTAGATTAGTCTTATCAACGACCAGATGATGATATAGTCTTCCGTCAACATACCAGTTGCGGAACATATCGTGACATCTCTCATTGAATGAAAGGATGTTCACGATTTTTTCGAATTCTTCTGTTACTCTCTTCTTTACAGATGCAGATGCAGGTACACGGTCAAGGTTGATCGTGACGATATCATCATCTTCTTGAGGAACAACAATTGCTTCGTTGACAATCTCTTCGATTGCCATGTCGACTTCAGGATGAGTCGCAGCTGTGCGATACTTTCTGATGAGATCAAATTGATCCTTTACTTGTAGGTCAGCATAAATGTCAAAGTGGTGACCATAAGCGTAGTTGGGCGAAGTTATATATCCAGCACCATCATCATCTGTAGGAGGAACTACTGAAGCATTTTGAAGAGGTTGTGATGCCTCTTTATCCTTCTTATCCCTCTTAATCTCAAACCCGAATAATTTGAAACCTTCTGCCATTTTTTTCCCTTAGATAATCAGGGGGGAGGAATGATTTCCTCCCCCGCATGATTAATTATAACACTTTTAAAAAGTGTTTTATGTCGTAGTACCAGATGTCCAGTAATCGAATGATAATGTCACCTGAAACTCTTCGATCTGCGTTTGCTGATCATAAGAGAGTTCAATCGGTGAAATTACAGACGGGAAAGCATTACGGATCTTATACTTCTTCACCGTAGCTCCTGCCTGATTCAATTGATTTACTTCGATATCTGCTAGGTACGTTCCATAACCAGCGTTATCCATAACGAGACCAATGTTGCCCAAGTGCGTGTTCATCGCATTGAACCAACGTTCGAAAGAGTTTCGAATGTTGAAGTTGGTGTCGTTGTAGACGGTCATGGTCCAGTCTTCAAAGACTCGATCGCCAGGAAACTTCAGGATACGACCACGGAAGGGAACTTCTACAACTCCAGTCTGTGAACCAGGAAGCTGTGCTGCCCTACACATGAAGTTGGTCAGTTCGGTATCTCCACCGGCTGCACCAGGATAGTTTACATTGACTTCGAACAGGTTGGCGCGTGCACCACCTCCGGTCATCTTGCCTCTGAAGTCATCTACTCTTAAAATTGCCATTTTATTCTCCTAGATGAGTTCGAGTTAGAATTGAATTCCGCTCTGAATGATCTCTTCAAAATCTGCTCCAGTGCGAGTCGCAATGAAGTTAAGAGTGATGAAGTTGATAGACCGAGCAGGTTTGACAAAGATCGAAGCAACAAGTTCGTTGCGGTCGATAACTTCCGGAGTATTGTTTCTTTCGTCACATTGTACGAAGAAGTCTTGAATACCGCGTCGTGCCTGAATCTCTCGTAAGAGAGGTTCAACAATCGCAACAAACTCTGATCGGGTGAATTCATCGTTGAATTCGAACAGGAAGTTACGAGCAGCTTCTGCAATAGACTTCTCGATTGCGAGGAACAAACGTCGAACGTTGATACGATCGAACGCAGAGGGTCGAGCAAGTTTGGTCTTGTCACCAAACAGGATCGTACCACGTCCTGGGAATTGTACGATCGGGTTTACACCTTTCTTGTACAGTTCATCACGTTCAGTCTTGGAAGGACTGTATGCCAAGTTAGTTACACCAGCATACTCACCACGTCGCTCACCAGCAGGTGACCACCAAGGACCATAGTTATAGTCCGTGAGGGCAAAGATACCAGCAGTGGTAGATGCAGCAGGGATGTAGATGTAATTGTCATTATACTTGTCATATACTCGCAGATAGTTATTGTCTACTGAGAGATATGAAGAAGCACTGAATCGGTTCGTCGTTGCCAGAGTGTTTGTTACTGGTTGGTTCTGGTTTACGACTGCAGCACGGTTAGGTGAAGCTACGACCATACAGT